ATGTAGTAGCACCTGTAGTTGTAGCTGTTATTGAATTACCTGCCGTTAAATCTATTGTTTTAGAACCTGTAGCATTACCTATAGCGTTAGTAACTTCGCCATAGTCTTTTAAGTTGACCCTGCTTACCGTTTGGTCAGCACCCGCTAGTTCAGCAGATAAAGTAAGTCCTGCTAATGTAGGATTGCTTAAAGCTGCCTTAGCATCTAATTGAGTTTGTATGGCTGAAGTCACGCCATCTGTATAGTTAAGCTCTGCTGTCGTAGCCGTTACGCCATCTAGCAAATTAAGCTCTGTAGCTGTGCTAGTCACGCCATCTAAGATATTTAACTCAGCAGCAGTAGAGGTAACACCTAAATTTGTTAAGGCTGTTGCTGCACTAGCTANGTCACTNAGANTNTTTGATAGTTGTGCAAATCGAGCATTAGAAGCTGCTTGTGTGTAAGTATCTGATACAGAAAACGCACCATAAGCCACAAGGTCAACAATATCACCTGTAGCAGCACCAGTAGCTAAAACTACATTTGTACCACTTGTTGCAGTTACATCTGTGCCTACTAACAACTTAATACCATTTAAGTAGACATCAACAAATCCAACATCATAGGTAATAGCAAAAGTTGTTTGATTAGAAGTTGATGTATACGTTTGTCTACTTGATGTGCCATTAATTGCAGAACCAGCCGCTTTCCAAGAAGAACCTGTATAAACACGCATTTCTTCAGCACTTGAGTCATAGTACAGAGCACCAGTAACTAGCGCATCACCATCGTTGTCTACAGAAGGTGAGCTTGATTTGCTTCCTAAATACCTGTCATCAAAAGAATCAAAACTTGCCGCAGATGAAGCAGCAGATGCAGCAGAGGCTGTGGCAGAAGTCGCTGCATTAGAGGCTGATGTGCTGGCTTCTGAGGCTTTTGTGGTCGCTGTCGAGGCTGAAGTTGCTGCTGAAGTAGCACTTCGTAAAATACTATCAACATACGCTTTCCTGGCTAAATGAGTATCATCAGAGGGATTAGCACTAGAGGTAATAACATTAGACCCTATAGCTATATTGCCTGTCATCGTTCCACCAGCTAAAGGTAGCATAGTATCCAGTTGACCTTTATTAACAGCATCAGCAGAGGCAGTACCAGAATCTAGTCCAGTAACCTTGTTACTACCCATTGCTATAGCACCACTCATAGTGCCACCAGCTAATGGTAATTTTGTAGCTATAGAAGTGGTAATTGTTGAATTAAAAGAAGCATCATCATTTAAGGCTGCTGCTAATTCATTTAATGTATCTAATGCTCCTGGAGCACCACCAACAAGATTAGTTATCTGTGTATCGACATAATTACGAGTTGCTGCGGAAGTTGCAGCAGTTGGATCTGAAAGATCAGTCAGTTCAGCAGTATTAAAATCTACTGTGCCATTGATAACCAGGTTATTGAATGTGCTTGTACCAGACCCTGCTGTAACATTACCTGTGAGATCCCCAGTTGCATTTCCTGTCACATTACCTGTTATGTTTCCGGTCACATTGCCTGTAATGTTTCCAGCAAAATTTGTAGAAGCAGTGACCACAGTTCCAGTAATAGCAGCAGCAGTTGATCCACCGATAACAACACCATTAACTGTGCCTCCTGTTGCAACCAGGTTTGATGAAGCAAGTTGGGAATTTGCTGTAACAGTGCCTGTCGCTGTTATAGCGCCAGTAGTGATACTGGTCGGATTGGTTCCTATTTCAATAACAGTGTTTGAATTGTTTTCTGTGAATAGTCGTTTATCAGCTACATTGACCGCAAGCTCACCTGGAACCAAATCAGTATTGCCTGGAACAGAGGAAGCAGAGGTTGAAAATTTGGTGATGATTGTTGCCATGAAAGTGCTCCCTGGTTCTTAAAGTTTGGGGAGTCCGAAGACCCCCCATCGCATAAATAAAAGGGGGAACTTATGCGTTTACTACCAAACCAAAACCAGAATCTGGTCTATAGCATTTAACGCCATAAAGCACATCACTAGTCATCAGATCAGCAAGATACTCTTGCTTGTACTGAGTCTGAGTTCTGATGTTTTGCTGCATTGCCAGGATGTAAGTATCCTGGTGAATCAATGAAGCAAGTTTGACATCACCAGTGTTTGCAGAGTTGTCACCAGCAGCCTCAACAACAGGACAGTTAGAGCTGACAAATACACCAACACCATAAAGTTCTGCTATTTGACCATTTTGCACTGGTGTGAAGTTTACAAAGTCTCTTGAGCTGTACCTGGTCACTCCCATAATCTCATTTTTGAGAGAAGGAGGAACAATGAAAGCTCTGTTGCTGTAGGGAACATCGACATCATCCTGTTTCTGCAAAAGGTCTCTCAGAGCACTGTCACCAAATACGTCTGCTTGAGCAACTGTATCCGCAGCGTAAGCTGATAGACCTGAAGAAGCATCGTTATAATAAACACCAGTATTCACATAAGAGCTACCATTACCATTACCCAAAGCCTTACCAAGCTCTAATAGAGAAGTGTCGATCTGCTTGGATAGAGCATAGGAACTGTCCTCAACATAAAAACCCTTCTGAGTCTCTAGTCCTTGCACAGAAGCTATATCTTCTAAAAGCCTGGAGTATTGATAATGTTGATCGATTGAAACCTGAACTTCACTTTCTGTGTTGTTCTCAATCGTTACAGCAGTCGCTGCAGCTTTAGNATTNGCTGAAGATCTTGTTGGAGCTGGAATATGAATTATATCTCCACGCTGTCCACCAAAATCCAAAGTCTTNACTAGATTTGCTGCCACAAGATTTGACTCGAATGCCGCTCTAATTTCCGAACTCCACTGTTCAGGAATGAAAACCGCTTGAGTCGTTGTTGTTTGTGCGCCCGACATAGTCGGATAAGTTGAAGTTGCCATTTGCTATACCTCATAAAAGAAATTATTTATGAGCCAGCATTAATTAAGCGTCTGTCACCACCCGCCCTTCTTGCCAAAGTTGGTCAATTAGAGGCTTGAGCGATTTAAACTTTGCCGGCTCCTCTTTTTGAAGTCTTCTTAATTCAGATGCAGCAACACGTTTACCCATAGGCTTCATTGAGCTACCGGATACTGAGCCACTAGAAGCAGCTAATATCGACTCTTGCCTGGTTTCCTTAGTCGCTTGCTCTCTACCACCTTTAAACTCATCCAATAAGCCAATCGCTAGATCAACATTACCTGTTGAGTTCATCAGTGTTAGAGCAGCTTGCCTGGACTGCGTTTCAGCTAACCATGCAGAAAAGTCTGGTGAGTCCATCACTGATTGGAAATCAGGATGCTTACTCAACATCTTCTCTCTCTTTCTCTCCAGGTCTTGCACTTCTAGCTGTTTCTCTAGCTTTGCAAGTCTCGGGTCAGAGCTGACAGTTTGCTTAATCGCATTCTCAGGATCACCGAAATAATCCAACTCCTTAGCTGGTTCAGGCTGGGATTGGTTGAGTTGTCCTTTGATATAGCTATCAGTCTTTTCCAGAGCATTTATCCTGTCGCGATTCTGAGCAATCTCGTTTGACTGTTTGCCAATAAAAGATTGAGATTCATCCAGCATCTTTGCCAGATCCTCTCTACTCTTACCAGAATACTTGTCATCAGTTGCTGCAGCTTGTTCGCTGGGTTGCTCCTGGGAAGTTTGCTTAGTTCCTTGTTCAGCAATTTCCTCAATTGACATTAAATCACTGGATTCAACATTTTCCGTAGTCTGTTCCATAATTTCCCCTATAAGAGTCAAAGACCTAAATGGCTACCTTTAAAATCTATAAATGAGAAGGACCGTGGGACTCAGCTTCCCTTCTCTCCTGTTTTATTTTGATATGACGATTCAGTGTCCATCTCCGAGTTGCTGAAGGAAAATCTCCACTAATCGGATCAAGCACTGGTCCACCGTATGTCAAAATACGCTGTGAAGCCTTGCCACAGGTTTTGCAAGGAAGGAGGCTTTTATCATCGACATCAATGAACGCTTCAAACCGATGTCCATCAGGACACTTGTAATCAAACATTCTCCTCATCGATTCTTTGCAACTCCTTTTTCACAGTGTTTGGTAAATCGAGAATCGAGGTGATCTCTTCAATCTGTCCTTTAACAAAATTCAAGTGATCATTATCTTTTATCTCTTTCACCTGGTTTAAAGATTGGAGATCATGCCTCCACTCCTCAACCAACAGTTTCCATCCTTCTGTTTCAATGAGTTCAGACATTACAGTTGCCCATGCTCTTTGAGGAAGTCTAGTCACCATCTCGGAATTTTTAATGATTTAGATTTTTAGTGAAAGATACTTAGCGGAATCATTGTTTCAGTGAGTTAATAAGATTACCTCGCACTTTTTGCTCATTAATTCGAGCATCAAGCAAGGCAAGTTCACCTTTAACTTCTTGATCAAGTTCTTTATCCACTTTTTCAGCAGCAGCTCGTGCTTTGATTCTGTCATTTTCAACTTTAGGAGCAATAGCAGCCGTTTCAACACGATTTTTCTCAGCTCTAGTTGTGCTCTCTTCTGCTGCAGCCAGGAATCCTTGTGTTTGTGCCATTACCATGCCCATTTGAGCTTCTGCTTGAGCCATTGCTGCTTGTTGAGCTTGTGGATCAGGCTGTTGAGCTTGCTCAATGAGTGTAATTAACTCTTCTCTGTTAGACAGATTCATGTTTTCTATAATCGATTGAATAAGAAGTGGATACAGAGGTGTTTCATTACCCATTGTCTGCAGAAGTTGGACCAGTTGTGTGACTTCATACTCCCTAGCAATAATTCCAAGTGTTGAAGTGACCTGGAACTTATAATCTTTGACAGGAAATTTCTCTGGATCAAACTGCATATATCTGCATGCACTCATTTTGATCATCGGTATTAGAAAACTGTCCTGGAAATTGACCAGTGTTCTCTTATGACGCTTGATAATGGCTCCTAGCCCCATTGATACACCAGCAGCAGTCGCTTCTCCATTAATAGAACCTGGTATACCTGCTGAATCAATAGCACCTGTAGCCATCTGGACCATTCTCTGTAGAGCTTCAGCTTGAACAAAAGTGTTTGACTCTACTTGACCAAAGCTTAGAGGATTGAGCACCTCTCTAGGATTGCCATTAGTCATGATGGTTTTACCTGGAGCAATAGGGATACCTCCTCCCTGCTCTTCCTGGGACCTTAGACCTCTAGGCATTTTAGAAGCATCGACTGCCATCATAGGTGCATTTGTAAGAGCCAAAGCATCTATCCTAGCTCTCAGCTCTGTATCTAAAGCATTTTGTGAATTCATGCCTTTTTCACACACACCTCTCCCCCAGAACTCACCGGGGGAAACATCCCAAGGAAAAGCCACAACAGGTCTGTCTTTGAGGTAATAGGGATTTTCTTGCGCTTTGAGCACTGTTGCACCATTAGCAATATAGATACAGGCTTCAATGTATTTAGGCCCAATCTCAGCTTCTGCTGATTCAACCTCTGGCATCATCTCAACTGCTTCTTCTAAGGCCACTTCCATTTCATCTTCATCAGGTAAGCCATTGAACTTATCTAAAAGCTCTCTAGGCACAAGACCAAAGTATTTAGTAAGCCTCACCTTATTAGCTGGCTGCTTCATTGCATTAGGCACTTTATCCAGGTCATCTTCACCATAAGCAACTATTGCCAAATCACCAGGCAAATAGACACCTTGCTCCTGGAGCAATTCAATAGAGTGAGGGGAAACAAATTCATCGATTGCAACACCAATCGACTCTTCAATA